ATTTATTTGTAGGTCATAGACAAAAAGATAAACTATTCAGTTATAATCATGAAGGATGGGCTGCCATAACTCTGCACGGAATTAGTCCTACTGCTACAGAAAATTATGAGCAATATGGATTTAAAAGTATAGAAGAAGCAAACTATCACTGGACTGAAGTTTGTGAATTGTTTCCAACCTGCACTGCATTTATCAAAAGCCTAAAATACGAAAAATATGATCGGGTTCGTATCATGAAATTAGCCCCCGGTGGTTATATAATGCCCCACGTTGATGGACCTGGTAGGATATTTGGACCACTGAACATAGCTATTAACAATCCAGAAGGTTGCGAATTCTATTTCCGTAACTGGGGTAAAGTACCATTTAAACAAGGTCGTGGAAATTTTCTTGATATTGCTAACGAACATATTGTATGGAATAACTCTGATCAAGCCCGATATCATTTCATAGTTCATGGTAGTGGTATGGGTCATGTGTATAATTATACACTACAACAAATGAAAAGAAAGTATGAACAAGTATAAAATCGCATATGGTGTATATAACCAACTCGATCGTATTGACAATGACGAGATGTATCTTAAGGCCAAAGGTGCATCTTTATTCTACCTTGAAAGATTAAACAGTAAACTATTATTAGAAAATTGGGATCCAATCACTATTATATGTGATAACGAAATCCATAACGTCCTCAAATCTGCCTTAGAACAAGGCTTTGATTACTGTGTTATGTTAGCTGCCGGACTGCAAATTAAAAACCTACAATTTCATATAGATTTAGAAGAATTTATCGATGCTAATGAATTTGGCATAGCAGGACATCCTCTATGGAAAACTGACGGACGTTGGCTGGAACTACATCATCAATTTTTTATTGTTAATCTAAAGGCATATCAAGCAGTCGGCTGTCCAGAATACGGTACATGGGAGCGTGAGGAACGAATGCTACCTGTACTAGAACGTAGTGAAGAAAATTTCCATGATGATTATACACCTCTATGGGTTCGAGCAACAGGCGAACATGCTATGCAACCTGGTGCCGGTCAAGGCTGGATATTGTTAGCGGCAATGTTCGATGGCGGATATCCCGTAATTACCCTAACTGAAAAAATTCGACTTAGTAAATTTTATATCTATCCAGAACACGAAACAGATAGATTTGTTGATAGTTTACGTACACTAACTCCGTACACAGATATGAATTGGAATCAAAATAAGTGGATACAAGATAGCAAATTTGTCAAAGACCAAATCTGGTTGTTTAACAGCGAAAGCCTACACATTTACAATAATAACGGACCCTATGACCTAGTGGTCAATACTGCCAGTGGTTTTAAAATATTTGATTTTTTTAAATATCCACGACTAACTGAATCTGCAAAATGTATCGTCTACGATTTTAATCCTAAGAGCCTGGCTTGGTACAAACATTTTTATACCTGGGCTGACGAAAATTTATTAGAGTGTATTAGGGCATTTCCTGATCGAGATAACTTCACATGGATCGGACAGTGGGATCCGTACTATAATGAAAACAATGGTTTTAATAAAGGACTAAAAGAAACCTTTGACTATTTTGGCGGGGAAGATCAATTTAAGCAGTATTGGCGACAATTCAAGTCTATGACCGTAGAGTTTGCTGAAATTGATTTGTATAATAATCCTGCAAAACTGGCAACATTGATGCATGGTCCTGGACGCAAATGGATCAATCTTACCAATATCTTTTCTACAGATGCTACACAGGTAATATTTGGACATGCCGAGTGCATGGCTGCACAATATCGCTGTTTAGGATTATTATATACTGTCGATCCGACTATTGATATTACTATGTTTGACTATTGGAACAGACACAAACTAGGTGCTGTTAGAGATCTACTATGACAACATTATGGGTCTATGGTGACAGTTTTTCGGCCCAGGGTAGTACTCTAAATGAGTTTGCTTGGCCTACACTGCTAGCGAAAAAACTCGATGTAAATGTTATCAATCATTCCGTATCAGGTGGCAGCACTGAATATGCAATGCAATGTCTACTTAAAGATGTTAATGAGAATAATTATCAAGATGGGGATACTATTATATTTGTTGTTAGTACCCCTGGAAGATTTCATTTTGAATTTCAAAAATCTCGTCCGGAAACGGCGGCCCAATACTGGAATACAGTAAACGAAAACGATCCTCAGAATTTTTGGTACAAAGAAAATAAACAGTATCTTAAATGGTATATTGCAAATTGCGATTTTTTACTATTAGGACTCAATCACGAGTGTTATATACATGCCATTAAAAATCTAGCTGAATCTACACCTAATTGTAAATTTGTAGTATTAGCCAATTCTGATCACTCAGTAACCCAAGATGGCAGTTATTTAAGATTACCCATGGGTGATTGTCCGCCTAACTTTCTTAGACCTAATATATTTTTGAACCAAATATCACTTAACGAACATAAACATTCTGTTGATACTTACAGCGATTTTGTTTTACATACCGGTTGGGATCCTAGGATTAATCATTTGTGTAATCCGAATTTAAATATTCTTGCCGATCTAGTATACACAGCAGTGACTACTGGAAAATTGGAAGATTTTACCTATGACTCATTTAATCAAATGGTGTTTAATCAAATACGGTCTGTAGATGATTATTCTAAATACGTAAACCAAGGACTGATATATCATATGCCTGCAATAGAACGTAATCTCAAAAAACGCAGTTGACAAATATCAATTTCGGTGCTATAATACTATATACAGTAAACAAACAGGAGCAAAAATGGCTAAAGTAGCAACCAAAAAGAAAACTAAACGTATCACTAGTGCTAGTATTCGTGAACATGCTAAGAAAGATCATAGCCCAGTTTGGGAAGGTTGCGAGGCTTGGGACGGTGATCGATTCCATCGCCATTTTGTTAATGCCATGGCTTACTATCGTTTAGAATTTAATGGTAAGGATTTGAAGCCTGCTGTTCTAAAATGGATGGCTACTGTAGGCTGTACTAAAGAAGACATTACAGCATTTAAGAAAACCAAAGACAATCGCTGTTCATCAACTATGGGCGGTATTGCCAGTTGCTTGCTTAGAGGCATGACTCCTGTCCGTGCTGATTTTAACGAAGGTAGAGACACTGCCGCTTGGTTACGCAATGAAATTGTCCGTGTGATCGAAGAAGGCAAAGAAGATATCGACGTAGAAGGTGAGGCTGCCAAAGAAGCGGCCAAACCTGCAGTAGTACAACCAACTATCCAAGAACGTGTTCGTGATGCCGCATTGGGTATGACAGAAGAATTAGAAACTGCTCTTGAATCATTTATCACCGATCCAGAATCTTTTGATCCAAAACAATTCAAAGTATTGAACTTGCTCAAAGGCAAAGAAGCCAAGGCAGCACACGCTCGAATCATTAAAGAATTCTATAACACCATGTTGGCTGAATTAGAAGAGCTAGCTAGTGGTGAAGCTGATGAACAACTACGTGAAGGCTACAGCCATCTTGCTCGTAAGAATGTTCGTAAACTAATGGACTTCTTACAAGAAATTTCTGCGGCCTGTACTATGTTGGCACAAGAAGCCAAGGTTAATCGTGCGCCACGTGCTAAGAAATCAGTACCTAAAGAGAAATTAGTGGCTAAACTCAAGTATAAGAAAACTGATGAACCTTTAAAACTTGTGTCAATTAATCCTGTTGACGTCTTAGGGGCCAGCGAGGTATGGATTTACAATACCAAAACTCGTAAACTCGGCAAGTATGTTGCAGACAGCATCCAAGGTCCTATCACAGTCAAAGGCACTAGCCTAGTTGGCTTTGATGAACACGCCAGTGTGTGCAAGACTCTACGCAAGCCAGAAGAAAAACTCAAAGAGTTTAAGGCAGCCAGTAAGGTACAGCTACGTAAGTTCTTAGATGGTATCAATGCTACTGACACTAAGATGAATGGACGCATTAACGAAGAAACTATCTTGTTAAGAGTAGCCTAATTAAGTTGATGTGGAATACACTGGATAGCTAGTGCTAGGAGTATATCCAACTGCTACAAATAAACCTGCCCTATTAGTAGTCATACCGGTTAATGTTTGAGTAGTTGAACTACCATTCATCAGTGCCGGTGTGGTCCACGTGCTTCCGTTGGCTGATGTAGCAAATACAGGAGCACCAGTGCTATTAACACCAACTGCGGCAAAATATCCAATACTATTAACTGTTACAGCATTCATATTAGCTACTGCATTACTGCCATTCATCAGTGCCGGTGTGGTCCACGTGCTTCCGTTGGCTGATGTAGCGTACACTGGATAGTTACTTCCATTATATCCCACAGCAACAAATAATCCAGCACTATTAACTACTATCGATGTCGCTTGAAAAACCCCACTAATTCCATTCATCAGTGCTGGTGTAGTCCATGTACTTCCATTTGTAGATGTAGCATAAACTCCATAAAGGCTTGTATTAAATCCTACAGCAACAAATAATCCAGAACTATTTACTGCTATAGCCTTCATATTAGCTACTGCATTACTGCCATTCATCAGTGCCGGTGTGGTCCACGTGCTTCCGTTGGCTGATGTAGCGTACACTGGATAGTTACTTCCATTATATCCCACAGCAACAAATAATCCAGCACTATTAACAGCAACAGAAAATATATTAGCTACTGCAACACTGCCATTCATCAGTGCCGGTGTGGTCCACGTGCTTCCGTTAGCCGATGTAGCATACAATGGATAGCTACTTGTATTAGTGCCCACAGCAACAAATAATCCAGAACTGTTAACTGTTACAGCAGTCATTACCCCAACCCCAGTTCCATTCATCTGTGCCGGAGTAGTCCATGTACTGCCGTTAGATGATGTAGCATAAAGTGCTTTGGCGGTGGCGTATCCCACAGCAACAAATAATCCAGAACTATTAACTGTCACTGCAAGCATAAGAGCAGCCGTGGCACTGCCATTCATAGTAGCAGGAGTAGTAAATCTAGGAATATTTTGAACTCCGACTCCGTGGAGTGTTCGATCAGCAATAGCGGTTAATCTAGGCATTAGTTATAATCCACCATACCACCTATTGTAGTCCAGGTGTTAGTAGCTGTAGTAATGAATGTAAAGCTAACAATATCTACGTGATTCGGTACTCCTGTTGGTGCGCTTCCGTTTTGCCACTTAGGTGTTACACTTCCTCCACCATTGATAGTAATAGCACTAGGAATATAAGCTGTAGCACCTTGTGTAATAATCAATGTAGTTGTAATAACCTGCCCAGCAGTACCTGGAATGTTAGTAAAGTTTGCTGTGATATTTGCGGAGTTACTAGACAGTGCAAATATTGCACCAGTAGTAAAATCCAAAGTAACTGCATTAGCACTAATACTTGGGCTAGTAAACTTTTCAACTGTTTGTTGAACCGTGAATAATGAATTTACAGTTAGATTACCGTTGACTGTAACCCCGCTAGTGCCGGCAGTACTACCTAGTGTAATAGCAGTGGTTGAGCCACCTAAACCGCCAGTACCAATGTTAATAGTTTTGGTATTTCCTGTTGTAGTTATACCAGTGGCAAAGTTATATGTACCGCCAGCAGTTGATGCTGTGAACATATTAACAGTTTGTGCGCCTGTGGCAGTATTACCGATTGACAAACTTGTTGCTGTATTAGCTAAGTTAAGAGTAGTTGCGGCTCCTAATAGTGCCACTGTACCGTTTGGTGTAGCAAAAGCACTAGTTAATCCTGTGGTACCATCTATGCTTGTTAGTCCAGCTAAGGTTGTTGAAGTTGCTCCCAATGCTACACTAGTTGATCCAAAGGTTACTGAAGTATTAGCCAACATTGTATTAGTAACTGTTGCACTATCCCCCGTGCCCACCAACGTGCCGGTAGTCGTTGGTAATGTAAATGTAGTTGTACCCGCAGTAGCTTGTGGCTGTAGTGTTGATGTTCCACTAACACTTCCAGGAAACACTACTGAACTGATACCTGTTAGTGATTGGTTACCACTTGCACGATTAAATGTAATACTAGTAGTACCTAAATAGAATGCCGGAATACTACCCGCAGTTAATCCATAGATGGTTGTTGTGTTTGTGCCAGCACTTGAACCAAGTATGATATTAGTAGTTGATCCACTTACGCCGCCTGTGCCAATATTGATTGCTTTAGTATTACTTGATGCAGTTGCACCAGTACCAAAATTATATGTAGTGTTACCAGTTGCTGTGCCAAGTGTTAATGTAGTATTAAATGGCCCGATTGTGTAAGACGCAGAACCTAGTTGAAGAGTTGACGACCCGAACAAAACACCAGTAGGAGTATAACCATGGAAATCCCAACTACCATTAGTTGTTGTGTTATCCAATAAAATTGCTTGACTAATACCGCCTTGTGGTATAGTGCCTATAGTTGAACTGCCATTATTGTTTACAGTTAAACTTGACGAGCTAGACGAATTATTGTTGATACGGAAAATCCAACCATTCTTTAATGTAGTTGCATCTGGAAATTGGATAGTTTGAGTGTTACTACCTATAATTGTTACATTTTCAGCAGTAGCTGATGTTAATACTGTTGTTGTATTATTAGAAGTAATATTAAATACGCCGTTTGGTTGAAACCCTGGGACAGAGATAACACCGGCAGTTGCAGTAATCGATGTGCCGTCAACTTTAACAGCACCAAACGCACTAGAACTAGCTAGAGGTAAACTGCCTGCAGTTAATCCATAAATGGTTGTTGAGTTAGAGCCTGCACTAGAACCAATCGTAATGTTAGTAGTAGATCCGCTGACTCCACCTGTACCTATATTAACTGCTTTGGTATTTCCATTGGCTGTTGCGCCTGTAGCAACGTTGTATGTGCTAGAACCTGTTGAAGATGTAAACCAATTAACTATTTGTGCAGCCGTAGTTGTACTACCCGTACTAAGTGATGTAGCATTGGCAAATTCAGTTACAGTAGTTGCGCTACCACCAATTGTTAATGATGTTGGCGAACTAAAGGCTGTAAATGTTGCGGCGCCATCAATACTAGTTGTAAATGTAGGACTAGTGCTGAATACTAGATTACCTGTACCAGTAGTACCGGTGTTAGTTACACCGTTGATAGTTAGTGTTCCGCCTAGGTTAAGATTAACTGTACTTAATGTTCCAGTACCTGGATTATATGTTAGAGGATCTGTAGTAGTTTCATAATACATGGTACTCATTTGATAGGTACCTGTAAGGGCGTTAAAGTCTCCTGCAGATGCAGCTCTAGTAAAAATAGGATAATATGTACCGGCAGCATTTTGGGTAGTAATCGTGGTTAATGCACCGGTACCATTACCTGTGTTTGTTATGGTAATTTTCTTGTTTACAGGGTCTGCAACCAGGGTAATACCAAAGCCAGCTGACAGATTTAGCGTTCCATTTACGCCTGGGGATACAATCGTTGCGTCACTTTCACCTACTGCGGTTCCGCTAGTGGTAATATATCTGAAAGCATCATGGATAGCTACACTCATACAAATTCCTCGTTATCCAATATTTAGTGTAATTTGAGCTTAGTTACTGCTAAGATAAATACTCAAAAGAGACTTCTTATGGCCCAAACATTCAATATCGTAGACGATACAGTTATCATAGACAAACTAGCCCTAAAATACACACAGGGATCGTTAATCCATGCTGGGTCAATGCATATTGCTAGTAACGTACTAATAGACACAAATCTAGTAGTAAACGGAACTATCAGCGCAGAAGTGATTAATGTAAAAAATTTAGTCACAGATAATGGCGCTCTTGCAGCCGCAGGTGTATGGACTTATTCTACAGAGGATGAGCTTAACGGCAAGGGATTCTTTTGGAATTGGAATGGCGGCCACGCTCAGTTAATATATCGAAACGGTGGTCGTTTATGGACCAATGTTAACTTTGACGTTGACAGCAATGCCAGCTATAATATCGGCAATATTCCTGTACTCACAGCCAACAGTCTAGGCGATTCTATAATTAATAGTAAATTACGATCTGTTGGCACACTAGCATCTTTAAATGTTTCTGGCAGTACTAGCCTAGGCGAATTCCTGTTTGTAGATGCAGACAGCAATAGAATCGGTATTGGTACTGACGAACCTACTGCTAGCCTTACTATTTTAGACAATAACGTAGAAATTGGTATTGGCAGTCCTGATATTAATCTGGCTAATATCGGTACTTACAGCAATCACGATTTAGAAATTGTAACTGACGGCATTCCACGAATCGCTGTTAAAGCCAGCGGCGAAGTAAATGTAACTGGTAACCTTAATGTAGCTGGAACATTGTATGCTGCCAACTTAGTAACAGAGTCTACAAATTTTGGCGACCTAATTCAAACTAACGCTGATAAAGTTTCCATTAACAATCTAAGTCTTCGTTATACATTCGGTAGTGTCGTCCATACAGGCAGTCTTAGCGTTCTAGGTGGAAGTATCAGTACTGATGGTAGTTTAACTGTGGGCGGACAGGGTAATTTTGGCACATTAAATGTAGACACCCTAAACGTCAATAAAATAGTTGCAGCCGAAGGATTCCAACTACCAGAAGTAGGAAAATGGACTAAAGAATTAGAATCAGATCTAATTGATCAAGGTTTTGAATGGACCTATGCTAACGCCAGCACATATTTGGTATATCAAGCAGGCGGAGTAATAGCAACCAACGGCACTGTTAATGCTAGTGCATTTAGTGTCGATGGACTACCTGTATTAAATTCTACCACACTAGGTGAATCAGTAGTACACAGTAATCTAACATCTGTTGGTCAGTTAGAATCATTAACTGTAGCAGGCACAACTGTACTAGCAGGCTTTGCGGCATTTACTGGTACCAATGTTAAGTTAGTCGACAGCGACCATTCAATTGGTATTAATTTTGGCACTGATATGGCAGCTGCCAGAATCGGAACATATACGCTACATGATTTTTCTGTTATTGCTGGCGGCAATACTGTTGCCACATTTAGTGCGAATGGTGAATTAGTCGTAGGCACTCCTGGCACGTCAAATGCTGTTCTGCGTGTCCTTGGCACTGTAATTGCTGACTCTATTCAAACAGATACCGCATCTCCAATATCATTTAGTAACCCAAATGGCAGTGTATACGGTTTAGGTCTACAGTGGACTAGCGAAGGAAATACTGAACAGTTTGTACTAAGATCTGATCCTAATAGATTATGGTCTAGTGCAGGATTCGACGTTGCTGAAGGACAAGGATATTATGTTAATGGACAATGGGTTCTTAACTCAAACAGTCTCGGAGATGTAATAACCAATTCAAAATTGACCACAGTTGGTTCCCTAGTATCATTAACTGTATTAGGAAATACTAGTGTAGAAAGCGATCTAACAGTTAGCGGTTCCACTACAGTCGACGATATTACTGCAACATCAGTTACTACAACTGCAATTACTACTGATTCAAATATTACAGTATCTGCGAACGGTAATCAAATTGCCTACGGTGATGCTAGCCAAATTAACATCGGTGATAAAACCAAACAGACAAAACCAGTTAAAGTATTTGGACCTTTAAGCGTAAATGTTAATAATCCAGATCCAACACTACAGTTTACAGTCAACGGTGATGTCAGCATTGGTGGCAAACGATTCATGAACAGCGATCATTCTCCTACAATGGGCACATATAATATCGGTGATATTACTTGGAATACTAGCCCAAATGCAGGCGGATTTGTAGGTTGGATCTGCACTGTCGCAGGTACTCCAGGAGTATGGATTCCGTTTGGAATGATTGCTAATCAATAATGTTGACTTTACACTATAAAAGTGTATAATTACTATATGCGGACTAGGCGTCATCCCGCAATATAAACTCTGCCGCCATTGCTAATCTTAGGAGACAACAATGGCAAAATTTAAATCAACAAAAACATACGGTCACGACTTAGGCTTTTCGGCAGCATTTCGCCAATGGAGAGCTGGTAGTCACTGCCGTTTCATTCACGGTTATGCACTAGCATTTCGTTTCGAATTCGAAGCCGACAAACTAGACGAGCGTAATTGGGTGGTAGACTTCGGTGGTCTAAAAGGCCTCAAAGCTATGCTAGAAGATACATTTGATCACAAACTTCTTGTAGCACAGGACGATCCAGAAATTGAATGGTTCCGTGAAGCACATAAGCGCGGTATCGCCGAAGTAGTCGAAGTAGAAGCGGGCGGCTGTGAAAAGTTTGCTCAATTAGTTTTCGAATGTGCAGAGCAGTGGATTCAGGATGCAGGTTTTGCTCCACGTTGTAAGTTAGTATCAGTGGAAGTTAAAGAACATGGAGCCAACTCGGCGATCTACGAAGGTTGACTTTGCTGCCAGATCATGTTATAATAATGCATGACTAAGAAAATTGGATTTGCGTGTAAATGGATCGATCATCCTAACCAGGTTGACGGTATTAAATCTTCCGATGATTGTAAGCAATACAATACAGGTTCAACTACTGTAGCATGGCTTAATCGACAAACTCGAGAGGTTGCCGAACAGAAGCTCTGGGACATTATGGTCCAAAATATTGAAGCAACTCGCAAACTAGTAGAAAGGGTAGGAACACTTGATGATCACTTACGCATGGTTCGACTTAGTAGCGATCTGTTGCCTGTTTACACTCACAGAGATTGGGGTTATTTCTGGCATCGCACTGATGTACGATCGTACTGTGAAACGCATTTCTCCCAAGTTGGTCAAATTGCTAGAGATCGGTCTGTACGCCTCAGCTTTCACCCTGGCCAGTTTACTGTGCTGGCGAGTGATAATCCTGGTATTGTTGATCGTTCAATAGAGGAGTTTGAATATCATGCAGATATGGCACGTTGGATGGGTTACGGAAAACGATTCCAAGATTATAAGATTAACGTACACATCTCGGGCCGTCAGGGGCCAGAAGGTATTAGACGTGCCTACAACCGATTGTCACCTGAAGCTCGTAACTGCATCACCATTGAAAACGAAGAAAATGCCTGGGGGTTAAATGATTGTCTTACCATTTCTGATATTGTGCCTATTGTGCTCGATATTCATCATCATTGGATACGCGAAGGGGAATACATCCTACCTGGAGACGACCGTGTTAAAAGAGTTGTTGATAGTTGGCGTGGTGTTCGCCCTACTATGCATTATAGTGTCAGCCGCGAAGATATACTTGTGGGACATGATACACACAATGCCCCCGACCATGCGGCACTTTTGGTAGAAGGTTACAAAAAGCAAAAACTCAGGGCTCATTCTGATTTTTACTGGAATACAGCAACAAATGAATGGGCTCTGAGTTTTTTAGACTCACACGACATCATGTGTGAGAGCAAGGGCAAAAACCTAGCTAGTTTTGCCTTATACGAACACGCTAAAACGCTTACTGTGCTTTAGGCTTACGTGGAGCACGTGGCTTTTTGGCAGCTGGTGCCTTTTTAGCCGCTGGCTTTTTCTTAGCTGGAGTAGGTGCCTCAACAACTGGTGTTTCCACTTTATATGGAACTTCTTCAGCAACTACTTCTGCTTTTGGCTTAATACCAAATAATTTCTTAATATGATGTAACATAATAATTTTTTCCTTTGTAGTGTCGAGCGCCAATTTACCCGTAGTCATGTATTTCTACTTGAACTTTAAAACCCAACGAAACAGGGAAAAGCTGAGTGATGGGGTCCTTGGCAGCCCTGTTAACAACTCGACAGTCTATTTATAAAGGTAAATATCCTTATGTACAATTTTATACGTTATGTCAGTCTCAATGAAGGTAAAGCGCCTAAAACTCTAGAACAAACACCGCTGCCTTACGATCGAGGAGCATTAGGGCGTAGCCTTAGCAAACAGACCTTAGATTATCACTACGGTAAACTATACAAGGGTTATGTTGATCGGTTTAACAAGGGCGAGGGCGATGCTGACTTTAACGAAGCAGGTGCGTTTTTACATGATATACTGTTTAGGCAGTATCAAAAACCCAGCGGATCTAACAATCCTACAGCGATTGCAGAAAACTTTATTAACAAACATTTCAAAAGTTTTGATCAATTCAAAGACCAATTTGAAAAAACTGCCATGAAAATCCAAGGATCCGGTTGGGTTTATCTAGCTAGAGATGGGTCAATTAAAACTATCAAAAATCACGAAATTAGAATGGATATTATTTTATTAATCGACTGGTGGGAACACGCTTGGGCTCTAGACTATCAAGCAGATAAAAAAGGTTACCTAGCTAATCAGTGGAAAATTATCAACTGGAACTTGATTGGTTCTAGAGTTGGTCGATTAAGCTAGAGTCTATCTAACAATAAATAATATTATGAGATTTTGGGAAATAATTAAAGAAGCAGGCACCCCGATAAACGATCCTAAGTTTGTTGGATTTATGAATAATACATTGGGTAATCGTATAGATGCTCCAGCGCCTGCACCTGATCCAGATATGGTCAAAATGGGCGGAAGTGTAGCAGAACTAGATAACCCGCATTTCAATTTCCGCCAGGCTATAAACTTTGGTATTAACCTTTTCAGAAAACTTACACCGGCTCAAAAATTAGCATTAGCTAAACAGGGACAAGATGCTGTAGAAGAATATATCTACGACATGGCTGTAAAGCACAACATGTTAATAGATTATGATGCAGATGATGCTGCCAATAAACACAAATTTGCAGAAGAAGATATCGCAGAATGCCAGGGATACTTACCTGAAATATTCCACGATCCCGCTATTGACAGCTGGCTAATGGTATTAACAGATGGGAAACCTATTGCGGAGCCTCGTAAACGCAAACCAAAAGATTTAGGTCCATTTACTGTTAAACTTAATCAATATACCGATTCGCATGACGATAACGGTAACGTTATAGGTAGTGGTATGAGTAGTCAAAACTGGAAGCCTGTTAAACAATTCCAAACTAGACCCGAAGCAGAGGCCTATGCAAAACAATTAATTGCAAAATATCCAACACATTTTATTGGCGTTACTAATGGCGTTGATACTTACAATTTTAATCCTACTATTATACACCGCCCACCTGATACAAGAAACTAAAGTTGGTCGATTGTCTTAAGACTACTAGCCGGTATTGACCAAACTTTACGGGCTTCGACTCCCTTACTCTGTGCAAATTTTTTAACGTCACAATCAGCGCATACGTGATAAACATTGTTGTTTAATCGTTTAGGATCCATATCACCTTGATCGCGTTGAAATACACCCTGACAGCAATCACACTTGAACACTAGCACGTGTTTTTTACGGCTATAGGTATGCGTTTTGCCTTTTTTGCTCACACGCACATAGTGATTAGTTCTAAGTTCGTTTCCAATATACATAACTGTATTTACATTAAGGTTACAAAATCGTTTGATAAATATCATATCGAGGGCCATTATGATCACAATTTCCGAGTCAGCAAAAGCAAAAATCAAGGACCTTCTCCTTGAAGAAAACAATCCTAAACTAGCATTACGTACATTTGTCCAAGGCGGCGGCTGTAGCGGATTCAGCTATGGATTTACCTTTGATGATGTAATGAACGAAGATGATTTTGAAATTCCCCTAGACGAATACAAAGTATTAGTAGATTCTATGAGTATGCAGTACCTTACAGGTGCTGAAATAGATTATAAAGAAGATATAATAGGTAGTCAATTTAGTATAAAAAATCCTAATGCAGTAACAACATGCGGCTGCGGTAGCAGCTTCGGAGTAGAATAATGACACAACAAGTAATCAATACCGGTATACAAGGTAATGACGGTACTGGCGATAGTATCCGTGATAGTTTTATTAAAGTCAATCAAAACTTTACAGAACTATATGCAGTATTCGGCCAGGGCGGAACATTAAAACTTTCCGGGCTAGGTGACGGTACTACCTATACTGCTAATCAGTTAATTGCAGCCAGCAATGATGGCACAAAGTTAAGTGCAAGAACTCTAACCAGTAATGGTCTTACTTCTGGTGGTAGTATTAATATTGTTCACACTCCTGGTGGAATTGATATTAGCACTGCGGCTAACAAATTACAAACGGATCAAACTCCTACTCTAAGATATCCGATGGACGCAAATGGGCAGCCTATTGCCGATATCCCAGATCCGTCAGCAACATTAATTTCTAATTTTAAAACAAATTATCCATCATCTGTAATTGGCAGTATAAACAGTTTGCCTGTTACTGTTAACTATGGTGTTAATAACTTTGTAGCTGGTGTTGCCAGCAATATTTCTACAGTGTATGCTCCTGGAAGTTCAAGCATTACTACGACTAAAGCCGGAACTTATAGTGTCAGTGCGGTAATAAAATCTCGTGCTCAACCAACTAGCCCTCAGACTGGTGATTCAGATTACAATGCAAATTTAACCAGTAACTATCTGGCAACTGAAGTAATGCAGCGTAAGGATGTTGTATATCGTGGTGGTGACACTATGACTGGTGCGTTGAACTTAAATGATCACCCTAGTCCGTTAGCTGGTGCAGGAATTGTACACAGTAATGAAGATCTTCAGGCAGCTACCAAATACTATGTAGATAATAATACATCTTATAGTAATGTAAACTTATATGTTAATACATCTGGTGATGACAATCAAACTAATACTCCTCCAGGTCGTGAAGGTCGAGCTCCGCAGTATGCTTACAAAACGATCGGCGCCGCTGCATTTGCAGCTGATACCTTAATCAATGCTGCTCAATTAGAACCAGGACCATACCGCCAGACTATTTCATATACTCGAGGTGGGGTACAAACTAAATCATTAACACATAATCCAGCAGTGTTAAGTGGTGGTAATAGTGCGGTGCAAACTTATCTCGACGCAGATTTCTTGTTAAGTCAGAATAAATCATATATCCAACAGGAAACTATTGCTTATCTAAATAAAAAATATGTAAATGCTTTATCTATTACCGACACAACTTGGAACACTATTTTTAATAATTTAATATCCGGTGTTGCATATGACTTAGCGCAGGGTGGTAATTTTAATTCTATCACCGGAGCTACTACCTTATTAACAAATCCTTCATATGCTAGTATTATCAGTAACAATCTAGCACAGTTAACTGATGGCGTTAGCTATGCCGCAACACAGGTAGTAGATCTGTCTTATGACAAAACTAAACTATCTACCTATATCACTCAAGTGTTGACCGCAGTACAGTATGATTTACTATTGCAATCAAATTTCCAATCAATTCAAGCAGGCCTACAGTGGCAATATGCAGGTGTAACTCTTAGCAATACCAACATTGTAAGAGAATTGTCGATCATTGCAGGTAAAATAAAAGCAAACATCTCTGGATTTGATACATTTATCAACGGCCTACTTGGTCAAAATGCAGATGGTACTTATGGTGTTATTCCATCGATTATTTTAACTGGTACTATTCCAACTTTAAAATTACCTGCTAGTGCGGCCACAGTGAGTGGATCAACTAGTGCAAGAGATTTATTACTAAACAATATCCCATTCATCCAAGCTGAGTTAATTGATTATATAAAAGTTAACTATCCTGGATTAAATTCTAGCACATCTAAGAGCAAGCGTGACATTGAATATATAGTTTGGAGCCTATGCTATGATTTAATGTATGGTGGTAATCAGCAAAGTGTTTATGCTGGTACTGAATACTGGATTGGTGGTAATCTGTCGCTTAATGCAACAGAACAAACTGCCTGTGCAGCAGCAGTAGGCTATTTAA